TGCCGGTATCCAAGTAAGGATACTTAGACAAAGTTTTAACACTTTGATAATCAAGATAAAATTCCCGAGGGTCTAGGTATGTGGAAGGGTCGATTGATTTCCGCACCAGTTGATCAAAATCCTTGTATTTAGCAAGGATATAACATGATAAACTGATCGGTGAATCAATAGACTCCCACATCCGGTTGGCTAATGACAGTGCGTCCAATCTCTTGAGAGATTGGTTTTGCACAGCTTTCCGCTGTGCAAAGGTCTTACGGATGCTCATAAGATCTTTCTGAAGTCGAACTAAGTGTGGATTAACTTGTGAAAGTTAAATACAGCTTAGTACGGGAGCTCGTACGCCTCGAATGCTTGGGTCGTGAAAGACGACACCATCACGTTCGAGAGGAACGCCTTCAAGTCCTTGCGGTCTTGAAGGGTGCAACGCTCAGGGAGCGTCACAATGAGCTCCGCCACAGGACGGTAGGCCACGGTCGGGGCAGGCGTATAGCCTGCGTCCGAACCACTAAGCACTTCCATCTTGGGCGTCTCGATTTTAATCGAGAGCTTCAGATTCCGATTAGCCCCAGAAGGGCCAGTCGGGCGCGTCAGCGAGTACGTGAGCTTATTATAGCCCAAGTACACACCGGCCGAGCGATCTTCGAGCAAAGCGTAATCGCTCTGGGTCTTCGCAGGTGCGAAGATATGGGCGACGGGAGTTGCCAACCCGTCGTTGAGAGAGATTTGTGCAATGGCAGGCATAATGCCCCTTGATGAAATGCTCCACAAGAGAGCGTTGAAGATTTCCGTTACCGGAAGGTGAAGGACTAAATGTTCTTGGCCTTCTGACGGATAAGCGCAAGAGATGTAAGTGCTTGTGTAAACTTACCAACAGATTTATTAATTCTGAGGGTAGGCATATACTGCACACCTGGAGTACGTTGATACCAATTGGTAGTCACGTCTGCGTCTGTATAGATACCTGGGAATTTCTCATAACTACTCCTCCCGGAGAAGTTTACAGTTTTCCCAAATCCACCGTCCAAAACTTGAACGTTACTGAAGGCAGTAGCTTCCGTGAGGAAGTCGCCAACATTAACGAACCAGTCAAAAACGAAGCTATACGGAACTAGCTCCCAAGCTAAAGCCACTGGGTTCATCAGTCCCAGTGAGTCTAGGAGCGCCAGGTTGGGGTTTCGTGTTTGCACGATACACCATACGTCAGCCTTGAGTTGACAAGTCCCAGTAAGAGTGCCTTCAGTATAACTGAAAGTATCTTGCGAGGACGCTCGGATCCGTCTGTAGGACTTGCGTCCCACAGACAACTTCGCTGCAGCTTTCGCTGCAGAAAAGGCGTCAGACACGAGCGGCTTCCAACCGTACTGGAATTCTAACCACCTGTTATGGAGGTCGTCTTCCCTCCCCTTCGGTATTGGGGAGAACTTTGACCCGGGACGGTGCTGCCTTTTGGGCTTCACAATCCCGAGATGCGTGATGACTTCTTGAAGTCGTCCTCGACGCATAGCTCGTACAGCATTATAAACACGGGTGGCTGTAGAAGTCAAAAGTCTTCTACTTTGGCCAAACTCAGCGACGAAAACGCCAGCGTCAAAGTCCTTATCTTGGACTTTTTGCCTGAGTTTAGACCAAGCCTCGTCCACGAGAGAGTTCGCCTTAACATCCCATGTTGGGATGCTAAAGGATCCAACTTCTTGGATATTATAAATTCTATAATAGAATTGATAAACCTCCGTGTACGATATAGCATTCGCTACCGCGCGAACCTTTGTGCTTTGGCAAGCCAAAGTCGGCAAATAACCATTAGCCTTTTGAAAGGCTTTATAGTTAGGTGTCGTGCTACCCGTGAATGTCCTCGAGTCCATACTCTGAGTTTTGAACTCCCAATTAAGGAAGCCATCTCTCGAGTCATAGATCCTCGTCCAGCCATTAACATTATGGTTGTACGATTGAGGCATTACTTTTCTTCCTTCGCATGCAAACATGCGTCCCAAGCATCATACGATGCTTGAAATAGTTTACGAGCTGCTTCTTGTTCACTCGCCGATAGGTGAGCAAACTCGATGCCCAGTTCGGACCAACCTGTTGGTTGACGGACCGGTGGAGATGTTCCTGTCCACGCCCAAAAGCGTTTAAGGATTGAGGTGATAAATCTCAATTTTACATCTCCTATGCAAGTAAACTGACTGTCTAACGACAGCCGAGAGC